ACTCTTACCAAAGAGTCTAAGGAATCCGCTACCTTTTTACCTATGCTATCGCTTGATTGGTCATTCACACGAATGTTATGTATCTCGTCAATGACGACCACTCTTGACTCGAAGGTATTTTTTAGTTTCTTCTTATCACGTGAGTCGAGACATTTTTTGATGAAATTGGCAAAACTAACATAACCTATAAAGGAATAATTATCCTTTATTATTTTTTTTATCATGTAAACAACATCCTCTTTCGCCAAGTCATGTATGGTGTACATGTTTAATTCATTCAGAAGCGAGTTTCCAACGCATCCATTTAAATCCCATAGCCCATTCTTTTTCGTAAGCTTATTCGGGTCAAATAATTGTAGTTTGAAATTTTCCTGTACATTTGGAGAGGCAACGATAAGTATTTTTTTAAAATTGGGTACATACCTTGAATAGAGTCGAAGGGACTCTGTCATGCTACTTGCCGAGCAAGTCTTTCCACTTCCCAGACCATGGTAAAGAAGAAGACCGTTGTAAGGTGTATTATAGGATATAAATCTCTTTACAAATTCTTGATGCGGATTCAGCTCAAAAGAGGTATTTTTCATGCAAATCTTTTTGGATTTTTTCGCCACGCTTTCGATAGCCCCATCATATTTATAGGCAAATTCCTTTTTAAGAGTAATCTTTTTTTGTAATTGTGAATCGTCTAAATGAGGGTATATCCCTATCCTTTCCATTTATAGTTATTTCATATTAAAAAATTGTATTTTCTTCTAACAATTTATTTATATCTCTAAGCAATTCTATTTTTTCTATGTTATAATTTCTTATTTGTCCAATCGCATCCTCAAAAGAAAACCATTTCATGTTTCCAATCTCACACTTTTGATAATTACAGTCATCTAAGGAAATAAAATAGGGGATAGATGCTAGAAAATACTTGTGTTTATAGGACTTTAGGTTAGACCCTGTAAATATCTCTTCAAAAGGGTTTAAATTTTTTAATAAGGTAATATCATTCTTATCATATCCAGTTTCCTCACTAAATTCTCTAAGAGCACATTCCAAATCTTTTTCTTTGTAATTACGTCTGCCTTTTGGAAACCCCCATTCGGGTTCTTTCCACTGAGTTTCGGTTGTAAATAAATAGAGTTTGTTTTTTTTTATATAATTAAATTTTTCCTCGTTTTTTATCTCGTAGCTTTCCAATACATTGTTCCAAAGTTTAGACCATAACTCTTTATAGGTTCTGGTTTGTATATTTATTTTTTCATCATCCGTCATTTCATGAATAATGTTAATCAATTGAAAATTATTTGTCTCGGAAAATTTTCCTCTTAAAAAATCTACATACCCTAGCGTGTCCTTTCTCTGTACTAATAAATATTCAATGACGTTTTTCAAGTTACGCCGAAAACAGATAATCCCAAAACTGGTAATTGGCTTTTTACAGTTGTAAAAAAGATGACCATAATTACCACAATTATTACATAAATATTTTTTTGAGTCCATATAATTAAATTATAGAGGTAATTATATTTATATTATATATTAAATGAATAGTGATTGCGTCTTTCATTATATAAGATACGCATGTCATTTTTATCAACCCTCTAAGCCAAATAAAAAAAAAATATCCGAATTAATAAATGCCGTCCCCTTTTTTATGCAAGAAGAAGACCAGAGTATTTTATTCGATATTATCGTAAAAAATCCGATTCATTGTTATTATGATAAAAATGAATCTATGAATGAATATGGCTATTTGCTTTATAAAAAATTTAATACCATAAAAAAGAATCACATAAAGGAATATGCTGAATACAAAAGCGAAATCATACCGAAAGACGATTCTTATAAACAGCGCCGAACACACCACCTATTTTTTATATTGATAGTTCTTTTGATATTTTTTTATATTTATAAAATTAAATGACACCGCAATTTGCGATTCTTTTAATTACAGGAGGTCTTATTTATAATACCTATTATGATAACTTTATTATAAATAACTTTAAACAATACACAAAATATTACAAAATAGGATTGATTGCTGTCATGGCAATGGGTCTTTTAATTATTATGAACAGAAATCCAAGTGAAAGTTGGTCGATGATGAATGCTCTAAAACAATACATAAATGTAGTTCCCATGGATAGGTCCACAAAGGATTTAATCAATCCTCTTTTAACTGGAAAAGATGCAGCGTCTCAAAGAATTGAAACCTCCGGCAAACACTCTAACAAAAGAAGCGTGAGTGAGACAAAAAAGAAATACGTAGCGTCCCATCAAAATTGGAAGTGTCAAAAATGCCGACAGCAGCTTACAGCTTGGTTTGAGGTGGACCATGTAAAAAGACTTGACCAAGGCGGTACAAATGACATTAATAATTTAGTCGCCTTATGTCGAAATTGTCACGGAGAAAAAACTTCCATGGAGAATATTTAATCTAATAGTATAACAATGGCTTTATCAGCAAAGAATATTATTTTTGGGGTATTATTTATTATTCTCGCTCTTGGCTATTATATATTTTATGCAAACCCTTACCATATTGTAAGTCTTTTTAAAATACCACTTATCGTTCTCTATATTTTCATCATATTTGCCGCCATCATTTTTATGGAAAGACACTTGAAATCTCCTAATAAACAAGTAGGTGAATTGTTTACCGACTTTTCCTTTTATTTTGTAAAGTATTTTAAATTTGTAATTCTTTTAATTATATTCGCATTTGTTACATATTATCTGTATCGTTTATTTATAAATTCATCTGTTTTCTTATTAAGCTATTCCTTATGGGGAACATTAGGGTTATTAATTATTGTTTTAGCATTATTAAATCAATATTCGTCCACAGGTACGATTGATAATCCTGTGCTACAATTGGCAAAAGATATCATCATGTATATCCCGTGTTTGTTGACAGACTTTATTGATTATGTAAAAAAGGACTACAATGACACACCAACGACAACCTTTATCTTGTTTATCATTTTGATTGTCTATATTCTTTTTATGTATGCCATACCAGAAATAGGAAGACAAATGTATAAAAATGACGGAATTACCCTTATCACAACACCCGTATATTTAAATACAAATATTGTTTCTTTATCACGCAATGATTTAAATGAAAAAATAATGGACTCTCTTCCTTTTTATGATAGATGGACACAGACTTTGCTATTACAGTTAGAGTCTATCAATCTAGATATATCGTCAAATACACAAGTAAAACGTTTACCGGATTTATCCGCAAACCAGCGTGATATTTCAGCAAATTTAACAAAGATAATCAATCAATATCAAACTATTGTAAATGACATATCTGCAAATAGAGTATCTGCAAATAAGATAGTACCTGCATCATCATTTAAAGAACACTTTACCTCGGTACAAAATGAAGATGTTCAAACCGTAAATGCATGGTATAATTATTTACAATCCACAGAGCAGGGAATTTTAAATAAATTAACAGGACAGGACCCTCAAATACAAAGCGATATCAATGGTCTAGCTTTTTTATGGGATAATCGTCCAGAACTTTTAAGAGCGTACATTTCTTATTTAGTTCTGAAACATCCAGAATTATTGAATGTAGTAGATAAGATGCAAATATTATATTCGGCTGTAGGTGCAACGGGATATACACTTTTATCAGCACCTTCTATTTTACTGGGAATTACAAAAGAAAGTGGGAATCTATATCACTATTCAATCTCTTTTTGGGTATATTTTAATACTTTAGATAGCTGTGTGGATAAACAAACCATTTTAACCTTTGGTTTAAAACCATCACTTTATTACACTCCTTCCACGAGCGAATTAACCGTAGAAATAAACAATAAGAAGAAGGATATTCTTTATAGAACAAATACGGTTTTGTATCAAAGATGGAATCATATTGTCATGAATTATAGCTACGGTAAATTTGATTTGTTTATAAATAATAATTTAGTATCCAGCAGAAATTTGCTTCCTGTTATGTCTCCACAAGAAATGTTAATTGTGGGTTCTTCCGACAATAGTAATGTCGGTGGTATCTGCAACATGAAATATTATAATATACCTCTAACGGCGTCTAAAATAAATTCTATTTATAAAACTTTTCATAAGAATTCTACACCTATTTAATTTATTATAGTAATATAATGGAAGTTAGCTCGTTATCTTCAATCATTGTCATTCTGATTATTATTGTAGGTGTTTATCTAGTTTACACAGACCAAGTACACGGCAAAATAAAGATGATATTAATTGTATTTTTAGCACTTTTGGCGATATTTATTTTAAGTAATTTATCTTTGTTTAAATCGTATAAAAATGTCTTGGATTCACCAAAGGCTGCAAACTCGGAAATTGTCTATCCAGCAGATAGGCTTCCTGTCGTGACTGCAACCTTTTCCTTGTCAATATGGGTTTATATACAGGACTGGAATGCAGGATTTGGAAACAGTAAAAACGTCATGTACTATGTAAGAGATGGAGGAAGTCCAACGACCCTTGCACTGGATTCTTATGAAAATAATTTAATTATAAAGTACGACGTTAAAGCCAACAATGGAACGCAAACAAAAACAAATACGATTACCATTCCAAATATTAATATACAAAAATGGGTAAATATCACGGTATGTTTTGACACAAATAATACGGATACCTATATCAATGGTAAATTAACAGATACACAAATACATAGCGAACCTCTTTTTGTACCCTCTAAACAAGGTCCCGTCACTTTGTGCAAAGGAAATACCGGATTTTCTGGACAAATATCAAATGCAAAATATTACAATAAAATAGTCTCCCCACAAGAAGCATGGGATATCTACAAGGCTGGTTTTAGTGATAATTTATTAGGCAATTTATTGAATCGATATAACGCAACCTTTACTTTTTACCAAGATAACAATGTAGTCGGTAATTATATTCTAATGTAATATAAATGAGTAATTCAAACAAAGGAAAAAATATTACAAACAGAGTAAAAAATACATTCAATTCTTTAAAAACCAATGCAACCTTATCAGGTCAAGTCAAAAATGCAATTGAAAAAACAAAGGTAATGGGAGAAAAAATAAAGAATGGTGTGGTGAATATAAAAAATAATGTCTCGGAAAAAGTTACTGAGAAGGTATCTGAGGTAAAAGAAAAAGTATCGACCAGCTCTAGGTTTGCCGCACTCGCTAGTGCCGGTACCGCAATAAAGGGGTTTGCTGAATCCAATACAGCGATTAGCCGATTTGTTTTTATTATTCTTATCCTCTTGCTTTTTATTATATTATTTAATTTTGGGGTCCAGCTTATTCAAAAATGGGTGGGAGATAATCCAAACCCTTTTATTATTGACGGAATGGTTTTATCAAATAATACAAAAATTGTATCTTCTAATCCAAACGTAGAAAAATCTGTACCTATTTTAAGGTCTGTAAATGAAGAATATGGTTTGGAATTTACATGGAACGTATGGTTTTATGTAGATAAATTAAACACTGACCCTCTTTCTTATCAACGTATCTTTTCAAAAGGAAATGAGGATTCTGTTACAACAGGGATAAATCCCCTTTTGGCAAACGGTGTCAATAAAAAAATAGTGAATGCATCGCCCGGTCTATTTTTAACCCAACAAGAAAATTCAGGTGTATTAGCGACTGCAAAACCGGCTACCACAAATAATACCAATGTAAATCTTTATTTTGTCGTAAATACCTTCAAAAATAGTGAAAGTAATACAGAATATGCTGAGTCGATTACCATACATAATATACCTGTTAAAAAATGGGTATGCGCCACCATGAGAGTGGAGAATAAAACCGCAGATATTTATATTAATGGTGTACTAACACAAAGAAAAACATTTACTAATTTGCCGAGACAAAACTATTACGATACCATAATTGGAGACTCGGGGGAAGGATTTTCAGGTTTCATATCCTCGTTGCGTTATTATAATCATGCGTTAAATTACGAAGAGATACAAAACGTCTATGGTAAGGGACCAAACTTGAAGTCCATCGATACAAATATGAATTCGAGAGTCATGGATTACTTATCCATTAATTGGTATCTTAAGCCTTGAAGAACGACGTAATCGCTGAATTACCAGCTTTTATATTTTTATCCTTTCGTAGATAAGATTCAAACAATATTTTTTCAACCTCTTTATTAATCATTTGTTGCGATTTTTTTACAAACTTGTCGTATTCCATGGTATCTTTTAACGTGTCGAGTTCATTCATAAAGGATGTCTTTCGTCGTCTAAATTCCTTCATCTTGTATAAAACCAAACCGTATATCTGTAGCACAGGTTTCATGATTTGGTTTGATATATAAAACCCGTAGTCAATCTTTAGCTTATTATCTTTGATAAACGTCGGCGTCTCAATTCTATCTCCCTGCAGCTTTGCACTCGATACAATGTAAACATACGGTATACGGTCGCCTGGAGATGGTTTATTTCCGGGGTCTCTCACCCCGATTCTTTCCGCCAAAACATTATGTGCAATTGCTTTCGGATTTTTATAAAAGGACCGTATGGATTTACTTATAATTAATTTTTCAATCGGTACCTTTTTATCTGAAATCATAGAAAGCATGCTGTGTAGGAACTCAATCGACTTATCGATATTTTTATCTCTCATTAAAATGTCAATAATTCCACCGTAGACATCTTTCACGATAGGGGCATTGTCTCGTCTTTTTAAAACGATGCCCATCGACTTACGCTTGCATTGGGTCGGGTCATACTCGTACAACATGCCCACGTATCTTTTCTTGGACAAGAGACAAAACGGTAGAAATGTCTTTTCGTATTCCAAGTCATGAGGCTTTTTCAGAAACATGGTTGCCAAATGACCGGCTTCCTGCGCCAATTCAATCGTAACTTCTAGAGCCTTTTGTGGTTCTAATTTTACGCCATTTTGTGTAAGGTTAAAGGTGAAGAAGATGGAATCTGTATCTCCATAGATATATTCGGCTGCGGTTTTCATCGGCCCGTATTTTGTCTCGACCATTGCATCGCCATAGACATTTTCAATAACTTCTTTTCCGTAAATAAGGAGCTTCCTTCCTACTGCGGTAGTGGACGCCGCCACGTCCATTTCATAAAAGGTACTGGTTTTTGCTCCACACTGACCATATAAACTATTCGCAGTGACCTTGATACTTAGCTGTCTCTTATCCAAGATATTCTTTTTGAAAGGGTCTGTTTCTTTTTCCATTTGCTTTTTAGTGGTCTTACGAGCCAAGAGAAGCTCTTGTAAAATAGAAGGTAGAAT